TAGTGTCAACCATGTGTGGATGTTCAGCGACAGCTACAGGGTTCTCAAAGAAGTTCAGTTCGTCCGCTTCAGCTTCAATTATTTGCGCTTTGTATCTGGCTCGTAGTGCGCTGTACAGCCTGTTGCTCATGTTCTTGTTCCTCATAGTATTTGATCCAATCTTCATAGGAAGTCAGTAAGTTTTCTTCCCATATATAATACAAGCAGTCATATATGGGATGTTTGTTATCCCTCACAGCTTAGGCACTCCCCATCTTCCAAATTAATCCTTGGTATCTTCACGTTGACATTCTCTGCATTACGTGCCGCTGTGGTGCGGTAGTAGTACATAGACTTCAGTTTGTTTGCTCCTGCCCAGTGTACGTTGTTGACGTACTCTAGGTATTCGTCGTGTGTCTCCTGTGGCGCACTGGATGCTGGCGGCTCAAAGAATGTATTGACTGACTGAGACTGACACACATACGGCTGTCGATTATAGGCATGTTCAATAACCCATATTTGATTGATCTCAGGCGCGGTCTTAAAGGTATCTCTTTCTTCTTCAGATAACGCCGTAAGCCCTGCAACAGAGCCTTCAGCAGCAGAAATAGTTTTCCATGTTTCTTCATTGTTTAGACCTTTTTCCTCCAGTAGTTTCTCTAAGTATTTATTCTTTACACGATAGCTGCCACTCAGAGTCTTGTGCGTAAAAATGTTAGCACGCGAAGGCTCAATCGAAGGACTAGTTCCACCACATATAATACTGCTGCTGGCATTAGGAGCAATAGCAAGGAGATGTGAGTTACGGCGACCACTGCCGACCATATCAGGAGCTTCCCCACGATCTCTACCCAGAACTTTACTAGCTTCCGTCGCTCGTTCTTTGATGAGTTTGAAGGCTCTATGATTAAATGATGCAGCGAAAACTCCCGCGAAAGGGAGTCCATTACGTTGAAGATAACTATGAAAGCCCATCGCACCAAGGCCAACCGCCCGTTCTCTATATGCACTATAAGCGGCTCTTGCAAAGCCTTTTTTATCCAAGTCAACATGATACTTAAACTCCTGCAAGCTATTACATTGTTCCCTTATACCCACTGTCTGTATAGCATTGTCAATAAAGTGTTCCAGTGTGTTGTCCAGCATAGTTACTAGATCACTGATGAACACCTCATTGTCTTTCCACTCATCAAAGTATTCTAAATTAACACTTGACAAGCAGCATACTGCTGTACGTTCTTCGTTTGTAGGCAGTGTAATCTCAGAGCATAGGTTACTTTGCTTAACCTCTAGCCCTAGAGCCTTCTGCTCCTGTGGTAGATACTCATTACAGCGGTCTGTGTTGACAATGTACGGCTCACCTGTCTCTGCTCTAGTGTGAACTAGCTGCCACCACAAGTCCCGCGCTGGGACTGTTTTGATTGCCTGCTTTGACTTAGGATCAATCAGACGCCATGGCAAGTCATGCTCTACTGAATAAAGAAAGTCATCAGAAATATTAACGCCGTTATGTAGATTAAGACACTTACGGTTAAGATCCCCACCAGTAGTCTTTCGCATAGCAACAAATTCTTCAATTTCTGGATGGCTGATGTCCATATACGCCGCATAAGCACCTCTCCTTGTTACTCCTTGATTGAAAGCCAGCATCTGACTGTCAACTACGTGCATAAAAGGGATGCTCCCAGTTGATTGGCTCCCGTTAGAAGTAGCCACACCGTTACTGCGAACAGCGCCCCAGTACCCACCCAGACCGCCCCCGCTGGAAGTGAGCCAAATGTTTTCATCATAGTGAGCTGATAAACCACCTCTGGAATCAGGCACAAAATTAAGAAAGCAGCTAATAGGTAAGCCACGCGTTGTTCCTCCATTGCTTAGTATTGGTGTGCTGAACATAAACCAGCTTTTACTGGCGTAGTCATACAGGCGCTGTGCTAGATCAAAGTCAGTGACACCGTGATAGGTAGCACTGTACACAGAGGCGCGTGCAAAAGCTTCCTGTGCGTATGTCTCGTCTTGCCAGAAGTACCTGTCCTTCAGCGTATTCAGAGAGAAGTCATTTAGGTCTTTCTCTCTGTCGTAGTCTATAGTAATCCCAAGGTAATCTTGAGTGCCTGTCTTATACTGCATCTTGATTGTCCAACAAAAACTTCATCAATCGTTCTTCATACCAACGTGCTTTGCGTAGGTCTTCAAACGGCTTCTTTTTGTACCTGAATCTCCACCTATATTTTAACGCATTTCCGCGTAAATAGCCAATGTATTCGTCTTTGTTTAGCATTGCCTCTATAGCTTCTATGCACTCTATACTGCCATTGTTGTAGTGGGGTGGGTTGTCCACCATGTCAGGAGCAGACTCAGCTATATAGACAGGGGCAGACTCAACAGAAAAAACGTCATGCACAAACTTATCTCCATACAAGGGATGGTCATTTGGCGCGTTGTCTTCTTCCTCGTCCCAATGCACTTGGTATCCGTACTTCTTGTTAAGTCTAGTCCATGCGTCTGGGCTTTCATCATCAATACTCGTCTTTTTCGTCTGTGTCTGGTCTTGTGTCATCTTGTAGTTCTTCCTCAAATTGTTCTAATCGTGCTATTAGTTTATCTTCAAACCTGTCTAGTATTTCTTCACTAGATATGTCGAGGGATTCTATCAGGTCATCAGGGTCATAGCGTTGCAAAACTCTTTCCTTAATCTCATCCATGGTTAAACTGTATTTATTGTGAGTCAACATATTTCATCAACTTGTCAAAGTCATTTAATGTGTAGTGCTTAAATCCTTCCTTCTCGCACCACTGCCCCATTGTCATCTTAGCGCCCTTGCGTAGCTTCTTGTTAGGATCTGACAGTACAAAGATCAGTTCTGTGTCTGTACAGTCCCTGATGGCTTTGTACTTCATTGTATCGCCTGTCCTAAAGAATCCCTTTAGTTCCAAGAGTATCCCTGTGCGCGTATGTACGAAGTCTGGTTTGTACTTCCTGTGCATAGTGTAAGGGACATCAAATGGTTCATACTTAAACTTACGCTTTGGTGCTATGGCTGCAAATGAAGCCTCTAGCCCTGACCTGTAAATACTCCCTTTACGTGATCTCTTGGACTTTAGGCTCATTGGCTACCTCCGTCAAGAACCGTGGGCCTGTAGAGTACAGGAATGTGCGTAAGTCTGGATAGCAAGAACGCTTGAAGTGACAGTAGGAGCAACCTATTGGCAGCTTCATGTTACCTGACTTACCATCAGGAACAGGGTCATTACAAAACTCAGGTGGCTCTGGCTGCTGTACAACCGCCTTTACGTGCTTGATACGTTCTACTATGTCTTCCTTCAAAACTTCGTACACAGGCGCTTGTGTGTCTTCTAGGTCATACTTTAGGAAGGCGAGGTGTCCGTTTTGCTTGTCCATTGCAAGCCAGCCTACCTCTGTGTCACCTTCAGACTTAGCGTATCCTTTGATCTGGTCTATATAACCAAAAGGATCATCAAAAGCCAGCGTAGCGTTCTTGAACTTTTTAAATCCAAAACTACTGGTTGATTTAACATCCGTAAGCACTCCATCAATCTTACAGTCCATGCTCCCTACAATTCCTTCCACTTCAGCTTGGGCCTGCTCATGGCTAACAGTGTGGCCTGACAGCCTGACCAGTAGCAGCAGCATTTCCTCAATCAAATGTCCGTACAGGAACTTGACTAAGTTATTTGGCTGCATTGGTTCCTTTGGCCCTACGTTATTGTAGTGGTTCCAGAGGTACCTATCGTCCCTGCCAATGTTGGACATACGTAGCTTACGTGCATCAAAGTTACCACGGTTGGTAAACTCCTTACGCATTAAGTCCTTGACTGCCTCGCCAAACTTCTCAATCTCTGCTTCAGCGTCTACAGACCTGGCTACATTCTTGGTCTTTACCAATTTGTAAATGTCATCGACCAGCGTATATGTTGTCTTCATTTTGTTTCTCTATGGTCTATAAACCTAAGTTTACGTGTGATTGGATTGAAACCAAGTTGGACAATATTCAAATCCTTTTGAAGCTGGCTCCTAGTGTGGGATGTATGTGAATAGTTCCCTTCCCCTACTTTCTGTTCTTGGAATGTTTTAACATCTATCAAAAGCGTTTCTCCTGTTTCTAAGTTAACTCCAATAAGGTCGATAGGCCCAGTGCAGCCAGCGTTTCTGAATACTTCATACCCTTCATCCCAAAGCCAAGTTACTGCGTAGTATTCTGCCAAGTCACCCTTTCGGTTACTGTCAACATCAATGTGTCTCTGACCAGTTGCTACCGACATTGTATTCTCCTGTTAGTGGACATCTCAATCTGTAATGTAGACCAGCAGCCTCTATGCAAGACACTGCTAATCTCCCGTACTTATCTTCCTGACCCTGTGCTACTTCAGCCTGCACTTCATCGTGGATGTTACCTACAAAGTTATAGTCCAGCCTGTACCCCTGTGCATATTCATCTAGGATAACCAGAGCTTTCTTCATAACTATAGCACCAGCGCCCTGTAGTAGCGTGTTCAGTGCTGAGTGTGCGCTA